GCCAACGTCCAACAGCGCCGACCTACTGGGACAACTACGAGAAGGTGTTCTATTCCAAAGATGAGATATTTAATAAACCGAAGAGGAAACAACCGATGAATGTATTGAATGATGTAGAAATTAGTTCTGAGAACTTGAGACGATTATATGAGTACTTTACTGACCCTGCACAGGGGGGTAACACAGTACGTTACACCTCTAAAGACACAGGGGTGCCAGAAAAGGAGGTAGAAGCGTTTTGCACAGTGATACGAGCCTTGGAAGGATGCTAAATGGACTTGATAACGGTTGATTTTGAAACCTACTACGATAAGGATTTCTCTTTACGTAAGATTACAACAGAAGCCTACATCCGTGACCCTCGCTTTGAGGTGATCGGTGTAAGCGTAAAGGTTAACAATGGAAGTACGGAGTGGGCTAGTGGTACACATGAAGAACTCAAGGAGTACTTACAAACTTTTGATTGGGCAAATAGTATATTACTTGCTCACAACACTATGTTTGATGGCGCTATTCTTAATTGGCATTTCGATGTTCATCCTCGTATCTATACCGATACTCTTTGTATTGCTCGTGCATTACACGGTGTTGAGGTTGGAGGAAGCCTACACGCGTTAACACAACGGTATAACCTTGGAGAGAAAGGCACAGAAGTACTTGATGCCGTAGGTAAGAAGCGATTAGATTTTACAGACGAAGCACTGGATAAGTATGGTGACTACTGCGTTAACGATGTGGAGTTAACCTATAAGTTGTTTAACCGTATGGGTAAGGGGTTTCCGAAGGGAGAACTACGTTTAATAGACTGCACATTGCGTATGTTCATAGAGCCTATCATAGAGTTAGACTTAGGATTACTAGAGCACCACCTAGAAGATACCAAGCAGATAAAGGAAGACCTTATAACAGCGTCAGGTGTGACAAAGAAAGACCTTATGAGTAACCCCAAGTTCGCAGACATACTAAGGGACTTGGGTGTAAATCCCCCTATGAAGTTAAGCCTTACTACAGGTAAGCAGACCTACGCGTTCTCTAAGACTGATGAAGGATTTAAGGCGTTAGCCGATCATAAAGATGTGCGTGTACAAGCGTTAGTGATGTCACGCCTAGGTACTAAGAGTACGCTAGAAGAGTCACGCACTGAGAGGTTTATAGGTATAGCCAAGCGTGGGCTTATGCCCGTACCCATTAGGTACTATGCCGCGCATACAGGTAGGTGGGGAGGTGATGATAAGATTAACATCCAGAACTTACCTAGCCGTGGTATGAATGGTAAGAAGTTAAAGAACAGTATGCTTGCCCCCGAAGGCTACGTGATGATTGACTGTGACTCCTCTCAGATTGAGGCGCGTGTACTAGCATGGCTTGCAGGGCAAGAGGATCTGGTATCAGCATTCGCCAACGGTGAAGACGTTTACATCAAAATGGCCGCTGTCATATACGGTATACCCGAAGAACAAGTTACCAAGGCACAACGGTTTGTAGGTAAGACTACTATCTTAGGTTGTGGGTACGGCATGGGTGCGATTAGGTTTGCTGAACAACTACTATCATTCGGTACCTTTATGGAAGCCGAAGAAGCACGTAGGGTAGTCAGTATATACCGAGATGCTAACTGGAAGATTAACACCTTATGGCGTGACTGTCAGAACATGTTAGTTGAGATGTCTCGCGGTACTGCTGTGAGCCTAGGCCCGAATGGAATCGTTCGCTCTGTCGAAACGCAGTCGGGTATGGGAATACTATTACCCTCAGGGCTAGTCATGCGTTATGACGACTTAGGCTATGAGCAAGGTGAGCGTGGCCCAGAGTTTAGCTACAAGACTAGGCGTGGACGCACTAGGATATACGGTGGTAAGGTTACGGAGAACGTATGCCAAGCGATAGCTAGGTGTATAATTGGTGACCAGATGTTAGCGATTGCTAAGAAGTATAAGGTAGCACTGACTGTACACGATTCTGTAGTATGCTGTGTACCTGAGAATGAATTGAAAGAAGCGACCGCCTTTGTTGAGGGTTGCATGAGTACCACCCCATCGTGGGCAGAGGGCTTACCTATTACGTGTGAGTCAGACAATGGTAAATCTTACGGAGAGGCAGCCGGATAATGGGTAAGGTAACAGACATGAACAAGTTTAAGCGTGACAAGAAAGAGGCTACCACTGAGACTACAGGTGACTACTTATGCGTTGTGCTAGGCGAAGACGGTAAAGGTAGGCCCATAGTACTTATAGAGCAGTGTGAAGTAGAGGGGTCTTACGAGCATAAAGATAGCATAGCGTTAAACCCTGACGAGCTACATACATTAATAGAAGAATTAATAGTTGTGTCCGACATGATAACTAAAGGTACAGTACATTGAGTATTGCACCGTGGTCGTTCTCAAAGATCAAATCATTCGAGCAGTGTCCTAAGAAGTTCTACCACCTAAAGGTGTCAAAGGACTACAAGGAACCTGAGACAGAGGCTATGTTGTATGGGACTGCTGTACACTTAGCCGCAGAAGAATATATAAGAGATGGGACTCCACTACCTGAGAAGTATGGGTACTGCAAAGATGTGTTGGATGTACTCAACACCAAGGAGGGAGATAAGATATGCGAGATGAAGATGGGTCTTACTGAGAACCTTGAGCCTTGTGGATTCTTTGATGATGCTGTGTGGTGGAGAGGTATAGCAGACTTAATAATACTAAACAAACGCACCAAAACAGCTTATGTAGTAGACTATAAGACAAGTAAGAATACTAGGTACGCTGATAAAGGTCAGCTAGAGTTAATGGCCTTAGCAGTGTTCAAACATATGCCCGAAGTAGAGTACGTCAGGGGTGGCCTAGTGTTTGTAGTATGTAACGAGTTAGTAAAAAATAGTTACAGCAGAGAAGATGAGTCTAAGCTATGGACTAAATGGTTAGCAGACTACAGCCGTATGGAGCAAGCCTTCAAGAATAACGTGTGGAACGCACACCAGAGTGGGCTATGTAAACGGCACTGCATAGTGACAGAGTGTGTGCACAATGGGAGAAACTAATGCCGTACAAAAATAAAGCAGATCGCAAGAAACAAAAGAACGCCCCTGTTGGTAGTAAAGAACATGAAAGGCGTATGGAAAGGCAACGTGCTAGACGTAAGATGGATAAGGAAGGTAAAGACGCTAACAAGAACGGCAAAGCCGACAAGCGTGAGGGTAAAGACGTTAGCCATAAGAAAGCATTAAGTAAAGGTGGTAGTAACAAAGACGGAGTGACGGTAGAGAGTAGAGCCGCTAACCGTAGTAGGAACTACAAGAAAAAGAAATGATGGTGTAGACGCTTACCCTGATGCGTCTTTAAATAATACCGTAGCCCCCTTTTGGCTTTATTCAAACGGTATAAAATCAAGGTAGTTCAGGGTTTGTTATGTTAACCCATGTTCAGACCTAGCCTTATCTGTGAACGAAGCAAGGCCATTAACTTTTTCGCGTGACGTGGACACCCACTTCATGCTATTCGGCATCGGAGAAACAAATGAAGATAGTAGATAACAAGGCGTTACTGCTTACACTACGTAACCCTGCAAAGGTTACCTCAGTGATACCTAAGAGTAGAGAACTACCAAACAACCAAGTACTTGTTAACTGGGGATTAGAAGAAACACAGGTGTTGCGGAACATGAAGATCAATGCTCCCTCCCCTATAGAATCTAACTACAAGTGGACAGGTAAATACACACCGTTCGATCATCAAAAAGTTACTGCCAGTTTCCTAACACTTAACCGCAAGTCGTTCTGCTTTAACGAGCAGGGTACAGGTAAGACAGCCAGTGCTATATGGGCATCCGATTACTTACTAAAGCAAGGTGCTATTAACCGCGTGTTAGTTGTATGCCCCCTATCTATTATGGATTCGGCATGGAGAAATGATTTGTTTAGCTTTGCTATGCACCGCAAGGTTGACGTAGCGTACGGATCAAAAGCTAAACGTACTAAGATAATCGGGGGCGATGCTGAGTACGTGATAATAAATTATGACGGGGTAGAGATAGTAGAAGACGCAGTAGCTAACGGAGGGTTTGACTTAATAATAGTAGATGAAGCCACTCACTATAAGAATCCACAGACTAAACGATGGAAGACCCTAGCTAAGTTAGTCGGGCCAAGTACATGGCTATGGATGATGACAGGTACCCCTGCGGCACAGAGTCCTACCGATGCATACGGCATAGCTAAACTTGTTAACCCCAATGGAGTGCCTAGGTTCTTTGGTTCTTTCCGCGATCAAGTCATGTGTAAGGTAACTAACTTTAAGTGGGTACCTAAAGAAGATGCTACGAACACAGTGCATAGGGTACTACAACCTGCCATACGATTTACCAAAGAAGAATGTTTGGACTTACCGCCTATGGTATATGTGAAGCGAGAGGTACCTCTCACTCGACAGCAGTTAAAGTACTACAAAGAATTAAAAGATAAGATGGTAATGCAAGCGGCAGGAGAACAAATAACAGCCGCTAATGCCGCAGTAAGCATGAACAAACTACTACAAATATCAGCAGGGGCAGTGTACACAGACAATGGAGACTCGTTAGAGTTTGATATATCCCCACGCTATAAGGTGTTAAGAGAAGTCATAGACGAGTCTAGTAAGAAAGTATTAGTGTTCGTACCGTTTAAGCACACCATTGACATGCTAACCAGTAAGCTACGCGCAGATGGTATAGCAACCGAAGTGATACGTGGCGATGTGTCTGCGCCAAGGCGAACTGATATATTTAAACGGTTCCAAGAACAAGACGATCCCAAGGTACTAGTGATACAACCACAGTCAGCGGCTCATGGAGTTACATTGACTGCGGCTAACACAGTAGTGTGGTGGGCACCGACAAGTTCACTAGAAACATATGCCCAAGCTAACGCTCGTGTACACAGGTCAGGACAAGATCATAAATGTACCGTCGTGCAGCTCCAAGGTTCCCACGCAGAGAAACGTGTTTACTCATTATTAGACAACAGAATAAACATCCACACAAAAATGATTGATCTTTACAAAGAAATACTTGACTAGGATATAATAAGTAACTAAAGTAGACGTTCCGTTACTAAAGGAGCGTGCGATGAGTGAGGAAGTCAAGTCCACTGCTGAAAAGTTAACCAAGATCTACTTGAAGATTAAGGATAGACGTTCAGAACTTTCAGCGGCATTTAAAGAAGAAGATAACAAACTGTCTGAGCAGATAGATAAGGTCAAGAGAGCGTTACTTGAATACTGTAAAGAGCAGGGTGTTGATAGTGTTAAGTCTTCAGAAGGATTGTTTTATAGGTCTGCCAAGACTAGGTATTGGACTAGCGATTGGAGCAACATGCATGAATTTGTATTAGAGCATGGAGCGCCTGAGTTACTTGATAAGCGACTCAACCAAACGAATATGAAACAGTTTTTAGAAGAGAACCCCGACCTTGTACCTAAAGGTCTTAATGTAGATTCAGAATACGTAATATCAGTAAGGAGAAAATAATGGCCGTACCATTTGTACCAATAGAACAGGTAGCTAAACACTTCACTGTGTCCCTATCTACCATCCGTGCTTGGGTAAGGCAGGGTAAGATTCCCCCGAACACATACATAAAAGTAGGTAACACTTACCGCTTTAACGTAGCTGATGTTGAAGGTGCTCTAGTTGGAGCGTCTAAGGCAGAGGTTGTAGAAAAGCCTGATACATTGTATGAACAGCTAGAACTAGACTTAGATAATGATGAGTAGTGATAACTCTCAACGTCGAATAAGCATACGTGGTGGCAAGTTTCACTTTGTAGTTGACGGCACTGAGGTTAGCACTGCGGATTCAAACTCTATAGATGTGGTGGTAGTTAATGCCGCCTCAGTATCTCGCGCTTACTATGGCGATGCGTACGACCCTAACAGGGTTGCGGTACCTACGTGTTGGTCACCTGACACACAGTTACCAGATAATGAAGTACCCCAAGATCAACGGCAAGCTATGCGTTGTATGGACTGCCCTCAGAATATTAGAGGTTCAGGTTCTTATGGGGGTAGGGCTTGTCGGTTCTCACAACGACTAGCAGTTGTATTTGGGGATAAACCCGATGAGGTGTATCAGTTACAGATACCTGCCTCGTCAATATTCGGGGGCGATAGAGGAGGTAACATGGGTATGCAAAACTATGCTCGACTCTTAGCCAAACACGATACCCCAATAGTTGCTATTACTACCAAGGTATATTTTGACAGTGATAGCGTTGTACCAAAACTTTGCTTTAAACCAGTAGACCGTTTAGATGCAGACACATATGAGGCAGTATGTAATATGATCGACCACCCAGATACATCGCGGGCGATTACTATGACTGTCCCACTAACAAGTGAACCTGTGTCTCCATTCTCAGCAGTTGAAGGTTTTGAGTTAAACGCAAACTAAACGATTAGGAAATTATTATGGCCGCTACAAATAACCAATATGTTATATCTAACGTCGAAGCCCTATGGCCTCGTATTAATAAAACTTACAAGTTCGACAGTGCTGAGAACCGTACTGTACCGTGCGAAGCTACTGATGATGGAGCCAAGTATGAGACTAAGTTTCGTATGTCTAAGGAACAAGCTAAGGCTTTGTTCGTAGAGATGGTAAAAGCATATGAAGCTAAGAAAGAAAAGGGGTGGCCCGACAAGTTCGAGATGCCTTTTGGTAAGGAAGAAGACGGTACTTATTCCTATAAGGCATCCTTAAAAGGTGCCTACGGTAAGGACGCTACGTTTAAGCCTGTACAGTATGACTCGAAAGCAGTTAAACTACCTGAAGACTTCATGCTTACTACTGGAAGTACTATCAATGTGGCAGTTGGATTTATTCCATACTTCATGCGCGATGCAGGTGTATCTCTTAGACTGCGATCTGTACAGGTAATTAAGTATGTACCTATGGAAGCAACGTCTCCGTTTGCCGCTGTAGAGGGTGGGTTTGAGTTAGAAAATGATAATCCATTTGAGGTGGTAACTGCCGCGCCAGTGGCAACACCAGTAATATCTGATGATTTGTTTGGGGATGATGAAGCTACTAAAGTTAAAGAACCTAAAAAAGTAGTTAAGAAGACAGCGCCTGCACCTAAGGCATCTGACGATGTGTTGGCTGACATAGTAGCTGATTGGGACGACTAACTGTTCCTCGTAACACCATACCCATAGCTAGGAAAAATTCTGAAAAGGGCGTGCAAGCGCCCCTGCTATGGTACCTCTCGGAATTAGGTACAGCTTATGAATACAGAAAATTTTTTAAGGAGAACACTGGGGAGTGAAGGGTACTATTGTTTGTTTTCGTTTCGTACTAAAGACGATAAGCGCATACAAAAGTTCTACACTTCTATAGGGGATATGGCTGACGCGGCTCGTGACCTAGACAGTAAGGGGTACGATGCCTACTTTGCATTAGCTACGTTTGAAGAGAACAACTCCCGTAAAGTTAACAACGTAAAACAACTAAAGTCTTTCTTTCTAGACCTAGACTGTGGAGAAACTAAAGACTATCCGAATCAAGATGAAGCCCTCAAAGCATTGCAGGGTTTTTGTAAGACGTTATCACTACCTAAGCCCAAGCTAGTTAACTCTGGTAGGGGCATACATGCATACTGGTTTTTATCTGAGTCGGTAGGTATAGATGATTGGCTACCTGTAGCAGAGCGTCTAAAGAAGTTATGCGCTGAACACAAACTACTAGCCGATCCCGCAGTTACTGCCGATGCCGCTAGGGTACTGCGTGTACCTACTACTCATAATTATAAGACTACTCCCCCATCTCCTGTAGAGTTCTTAGCGTCAGATGTACCAGACGAAGTGGACTTTGATAAGTTCTCCATGTTACTTGGTGGTGGGATGATACCAGTTCCTAAGAGAATGGTACCTTCAGGCGCAAACTCAGTGATGGATGCGTTGATGGGCAACAAGCAGAATAGCTTTAAAGATATTATAGTTAAGACTATGAAAGGTACGGGGTGTGAACAGCTACGTACCATATGGCAAGACCAAGAGAATTGTAGTGAACCTATGTGGAGGGCAGGGCTATCTATCGCTAAGTTCTGTGTAGACTCTGACTCTGCCGCACGTAACATATCTAAAAACCACGAAGAGTACTCCCAAGAAAATACCTACGAGAAGATGGAACTTATTAAAGGCCCATATCTGTGTACTTCTTTTGATGAGTTTAACCCTGACGTATGTCCATCATGTCCTAACTGGGGAAAGGTAAAGTCTCCCATCGTACTGGGCAGTAGCGTTATGGAAGCAACAAAAGAAGATAACATCGTGGAGGTACCTGCGTTGGATTTACCTAACGCACCTACTACTACCTATGTGATTCCGACGTACCCAAAGCCATTCTTTAGAGGTGCCAATGGTGGTGTATACATGCGCACAGTTAACGCAGAGGGAGATCCCGATGAGAAGGTGGTCTACCACAATGACTTGTACATAGTTAAACGTATTCGAGACATAGAGATGGGCGAAGCAGTGGTCATTAGATTACACCTGCCCAAAGATGGTGTTAGAGAATTTACAGTACCCTTAACAGCAGTTACTTCTAAGGAAGAGTTGCGCAAGCAAATGTCCATGCATGGTGTGGCCGTTAGTAGAATGGATGAACTTATGAACTATATGACAACATGGGTAAACGAGTTACAGGCTAAGAGCACCGCAACAGAGGCGCGTAGGCAGTTTGGTTGGGCAGGAGAAGACTTTAAGTCATTCGTGCTAGGTAACCAAGAAGTACACATTAACAAGGTTACATCTAACCCACCTTCCACTCCCACAGTAGGTATGTTCCCTGCGTTTGAGCCTAAAGGTACGTTAGAGGACTGGATTGACATGGCTAACTTCTATGACCGTGATGGGTTTGAGATGCACCAGTACATAGTAGGTACAGGGTTTGGGTCACCTCTTATGGCGTTATGCCCTGTAGCTTGTTCCGCATTTCATGTGCATAGTAAGGATAGTGGGCTTGGTAAGACTACTGCTATGTTTGTGGGGGCATCCATATGGGGTAAGCCCGAATCATTAGTCCTAGGAGAGAATGATACTAAAAACTCTAGGATGAACAGGGGTGAACTGTATCAAAACTTACCACTGTACATTGACGAACTTACTGAACTTAAAGGTGAAGAACTATCATCCTTAATATACCAAATATCTAGTGGTAAGCAGAAGAACCGTATGACTAGCGGAGGGCTAAACACTGAACGAGCAAGGGGTAAGCCTTGGAGTCTATTGTCTGTAACCACAGGTAACTGTAGCGCCATTGAAAAAGTCAGTATATACAAGGCTATGCCGAAAGCAGAGGCACAGAGGATGATGGAGACTAAAGCTGTTAGGCTGTTTGACCAGAGTAAGACTAAGCACCTTACAGATGCCCATGCTACTAATGCTATTAATATATACGGTCACGCAGGTATACCTTACATACAGTACATAATAGCTAACATAGAAAGTGTCCAAGCATTAATGGCGCAAGTGCAGTCTAAGATAGATACTGCGGCAGGACTTACAGCAGAGAATAGGTTTTGGTCAGCAGGGGCGGCGGCTACTCTAACAGGAGTCCTTATAGCTAAGAAGTTAGGACTAGTTAACTACGATACCAATAAGTTGTTTAAGTACATACTAAGACTACTGAAAGAGAACAAGAATGCATCGGCAGACATGAACTCTTCTGCGATAGAGACTTTAAATGATTACTTTCACGAGAACTGGGGTAACATACTTAAAATTAAGAGTACTGACGACCTACGTAAGGGGCAAAACAATGGGCTAGATAACTTGGTCATACCTGAACTAGACCCTAAAATACGCTTGGTAGGCCGTTATGAGACTGACACGAAAGTCGCTTTTTTATCTCCTAAACCCCTTAAAGCGTGGATCGCTAAACAACAAATGAATTACTCCGCGTTTAAGAAGGAACTGGAAGACGACTTTGGAGCTAAGATTGTTAAGGTGCGTCTTACTAAAGGCACTAACACTAGGCTAGCGTCCACATGGTGTCTGTCCATAGATTGCTCTATGGTTGACGTAGATACCGTATAACGTGTTAATGCTAGATGACTTGAATCCCGATGGTGTTCGCATCGTAATTAACTGGGACAAAATGGTTATAGGCGCATCTTTTTTTGTGCCGTGTTTGAATACTCAGAAGGCTAAAGAACAAGTAACCACAATAGCTAAAGGTAAGAGATGGCAAGTTACAATAAAAATAGTCATAGAAAATGACAAATTAGGTATACGTATCTGGCGGACTATATGATACCATTGCGGACGAAGTAGTGTCTTCCCCTTTCACTACTTTGAATGCCCCTCCTAACCCCCTGTTCGTTGCCGAGGCGATCAGGGGGTTTTTATCGTCTGTATTCCTCATTACTTCTTCTAATAGCGTAGTCCATAAGCGGGTTTATTGTTACCCCATTATGCATCTTGGCGGTTGTAGACAAATGAGAATCTATAGAGTTCATTATATTTTCAGGATTTATTGCAACTGAAGGATGCCTTTCATTAAACTCTACCATTTCCAGTCTAAGATTAGTCATTGTATTAAAATCGCTCTTACGAGCCGCTACATAATATTTTTTGGTTAGCCTAGTCCTTCTATCAACTATCGATTTCTCTACGCTCTTGTTTCTCATGTTTCTTTCTTGTATGCGTATGTATTCCGCAGGAGGGAACCCCAATGCCTGTGCCGCAAACTCTCCTACACTTAGATCATCATATATAGGGTCAAACCGACGAGTGCGTATACCACCTTCTCTTTGGTATCGACCAAACGGTAAGGCTGAACGTACGAAGTTAGTTAATCCCGCAGGGGCTAAGTTTTCAGCCGCACGTTCGTATTCTCCTTCTCCAAAGTCGGTAGCGGCACGTACTCCCCTGTTAATAGTACTTATAGAAGGCCCACCAAGATAAAACCCTATAGTCTCTTCTACTGACGCTTCTCTATTATATCTATTACCTTGCAGCACAAGATGGGATAGTGCTATACGTGATGCCACGTCTACACCAAGAGCCTCCGTAAGTGGGCCTTTGTACCAACCTTCACCCAAATACTTTCGCATTCGCGTTCGTGAATCGTCTTCTTCATCATCATACGCAAAGATATCAAACAACATCATACCCGCGCCAGTTAAGGGTAGTCCATACACTCCAGAGAACATTAATGCGGATACGTGTACTGCCGCTAGTTGTTTAAATGCCATAGCTCTTAGTTGTCTACTCTCTGCGTCCTTACCACCTATGTTATTTATAAGCAGCTTCGCGGCTTGAATCATCGTGTAGTACATCTGCATACCATGACTCTTATACATAAGGGCCAAACGTCCAACACCTTGCTGAGACAAACCAGACGCAGTTTCTAAAACTGTACCACCATTAAGCTCTTGCGCTAGGTATATAGCCTCATCTGCCGCAAAATCCATACGTGCTTCTGAACTACTAGGTACGTCTACAAACTTACCCTGCACTGAGCTGTATACTCTTTTCTTATTTTTCATCTGGTCAAGTACTAAGTCGTAGCCCATGACTAATGTAGTCTGGCGGTTAAATCTTTCAGCGGTACTAAACATAACTGCTGATACCATAGACACCTTATCCAACATCTTTAAGGCAGGGTTCTTACTAGTACCTTCGGTTGCCCGTAGCTGATCTTTTATTTCCGAATGGTACACCTGCCCACGGTCATTAGCCGCTTTTACTAGGGGTATCATTCTTTCCATTTCTGCTATCTTGGCATCAGCCGCGTCTTTGTCTTTAGAAGTTTTTTGTATCTTTTTAATCATGCTAGGCTTTAGAGTGTACACGTCAGTATCTAAATTAATATCGTAGTACTCGTCAATAGATATTGCTGAACTACCTACGAACTTACTTGCGCGTGCCATTGCCATAGAGGTTTCGGCATACCCAAATTTAGCTCCTAAGAATGGCATTACTACCAGTGGTATCTGCGACAGGTTAACAAGGGCAGATGAAGCGTTAAACCCGATAGTATAAATAAAGGCTAGTTGGTTAGACCGTTGAGCTAATTTCTCTGTAGTCTTATTGGTAGCACCCGTACGCGCAAACTGAGCACGATTTAGAAGCTCATCTCTTACCTTGTTAAAAGTTCCCAAATCAATGTTGGCTGGACGCTTTGTGTCGTTTACTTCTTTTTCTAATGCACGTATAACGGCAGAAGATTTCATCTTTTCTATTTGAGAACTTAGGTCGTGGCCTTTTGAATCCATTGCTGCACGTACGTTTTTATCAAACCCTAACGTGCCTTTACGTTTCTGTAGAGACTTAGCAAAAGACGTTTCAGGGAGTGACTCAATAAATAGCCGCATGATCTGCTCTTGTGTGGCTATACTGTCCTTACCTTTAGGCATACTAGCATTAACAACTGCCAACACGTCCGAAACAAATGATCCAGAAGGGGCGTTATTAAAGCTAGATCTCTTAGTGTCACCATCGTATGGGACTGGTTCACCCTGAGTATTAGGGTCAGCCTGTACTTCTTCTAGTATGTTGTCACGGTCAACTTTTCTATCAAACATTAAGAAGACTGACTCTACTCTTGATTCGCCTGTCTTTTTGTTTTTAACTAAGGTGTCAAACGATAGCTTGTACTTACCCTGACGTACTAGGGGGAAATATACTTCTAGTTGACCTGCGTCTAGTAGACGTTGGTTTATCTGCTTCTTTAACTTAGCTTTATTATCATCAAAAGTTTTCTGAGATTGCGGATCGTTAGGATCAATCTTAGCCTCTAAGGAATCTATTTCCCCTTCAATTACCTTAACAAGTTCTTTATGCAGTCGCATGTATTCTTCACGCTGCTCGGTAAACATCTTCTTGCCTTTGGGTTCTAACTTTTTCCATTGCTCTTGCAATTCTTTATATATTGGAAGTTTGTCGTTACCACTATCATCAAAACGGTTTTCAGTTTTCTCATAGTAGCTACGTTGCTTGGTAGGGTCTACTTGATAGACAGTAGCGCCATACTTTTCGTTGTAAACAATGTCGTTAAGCAAGTCTACCTGTTCTGACTTTGCATCCTTTGCCCAAACATCGTAGCTGTCTAACCGTTCTTTTATTTTCTTATCGGCTTTCTGCATGTTGGC